CATCAACGATTCAAACGCCGGCACAGAATATAAAAGACCCGAGTAATCCTTTAGTAATCCAACAAAATGGCAATTGGTATGCTAAAGGGCGCTGGATTGTAGAAGCAGTTGAAGCTAAAAACCCTGGACTAGTATTCAGTTTAGACCCAAAAGGTGCATTCAAGACGACCAATGGTAAAATCATTCAATTACAGGTTGTTTCGATTAATGGCTCCGGTTATTACAGTTTAACTGAAATACTGGACGCTGGTTTGCTTACTGAATCGGACCTAAATCAGTAATCTCCGCCCCCTCGTGAATTTGTAAATATCTGCATGAATATGTTTGCTAATACTCTGGTCATCTGATCGGGGATTATTTCGACTTCATGCCAGGTGTTTCTTTGGATTTTTCCCTCGGAGTCAACTGAGAGATATGGAATTATGTTTATATCCTGTCCAGGTTGAGTAGTTGGTAGAATGTTTCCGTCTACTTTGATGGTTATTGAGTTGGCTCGATTTCCTTCGTAGATACCAAACTCGAGGTCATGCGTGTGATTGGGTAAGGTTATAGAATGTTGATGATTTGGGATATTGACACTATGTATATGAGATGGAAGATTTACGCTATGCGTGTGAGAAGGAATGGGTACGCTGTGTTGATGATCTGGAATGTTTACCTCATGACCATGATTATATAAATCATGAGAATGTACACCCCCGTGACCCCACGTAACTGTACCTCCTCCTTGAACCATTAAAACAGTTCCAGAAGGAATGGTGTGCAAATGACTACCTGAAGATACTGTATAATCCTGAGAAATACCAGGTTCCATTACTTGCACATCCGAAGTCGATTGAGTTCCGCCTCCGGAGCTACTTGATTGGGTACTTGCGCCTCCGGAGCTACTTGTCTGTGTTCCTTCTCCACCCGCACTACTTGATTGGGTACTTGCGCCTCCATCGTTTGTAGACTGTGTCGTAGCTCCTCCACCCTCGATGGCCTTAGAATATGCCCGGAAATTATCAAGTTGATAATTGAGGATACATTTATTAATGCGAACCATAGTGTCGGGAATATAAATTTTCATCGTAGCAGGATTATTCTCGTCTGCATTATCTGCAAAAGGCACAATCATTTGATTTGTAGCGCCTTGAGCATAGACCTCATTTATACGAGTACGATCTTGCAATGAGGAGATACTGCTTGCAATGTCACGGGTCTTCTTCGCAATCTCTACATCGATATCTCCAGGAGCACCAGTGATGTCACTCTTTGAAACGGTCACGATCGGAAGATTCTCAATAATATCATCTTCCTTATCAACGACACGGACTATGTCCCCTGGAAAATATCGTTCGTATTTTGAAGGACTCTTCTTATATAAATCAATGGCTCTTGTGCTATACGATTTGAAGGGGTTTTTAAGCTCGTCGAGGATCGACTGTCCATACGCCTTTAACGTTTCGGCGCTCTCAAATCGACGATCTACTAAAATACTCGATTTGATTCCGTACGTAGACGTGTTGGCCTCTAAATATGGTATTCCGCCATTGACGGAGCAGATATTAAGTTGATTATCACCTTCCCCATAACCGAGACAATAAAGTCTAGTTACGATTGTTGAAGGATCAACCTCTTTTTTTATCTCTACCATATTCTTCTTGTAAATGATATCTGCCACGAATTGAGTTGGAAGACGTTTCAGATCGAGTCGCCATGTAGTCCCAGTCGTGTCAAATTCCCACCGATAATCCTCATTGAATGGTTGTGGCACACTGAATAAAGCGGATAACAAATTCTCGTTTTCCCATTTATATTCAAATCGACGATCGAAATCGCAATTTCGCAACTGCCACCTTGTTGTTAATTGGTGATCAATGATATATCTAAGAACGGAGACCGTCCCAACACCAATATTACCGATTTGATGATATTGAAATAGCACATCGTCCATCAACGTAGCTAAGACGTGTTCGCATTGATAAACGATATTTCCTTGCGAGTTCCGCGTGAGCGTTGATGGCATAATACGGAAAAGTTCTATCCGCTCGCCACCATCGAAGATCTCAACATAATTGAATGGCTGACAGTAGATATTCTTTTGGTCTGTCGCTGGAAGGGTGAATTGGGCAGTCCATAACTCATTAAGTTTAAGACTGTAACCAATGTTATAAGCATTTTCGAGATATGCGAGTTTTCGCATATTGCTGTCATAAACTCGAATTATGTTGTCAACAACACCCATTACAACCACCTATCCTTCCATATAATATCGACGAGAACATCTCTACTGCCGGAACCATCGCTGTACACGATTTTGTTTTCGCCACTGAGGAGTTTGAAGAAATCGCTATCCATACTGAAATAACGCATTCCATTTTGACTGTTTACCGTGACGGTCATCTCATCAGTATTAATAATTAATTCGTCCCCCGGAGCCAAAGTTAACCATGTGTTAGTCTGATCGTCCCGTAGATTTATAACAGCTTCTCCCTGAATAATCGAGTCCACAGAGGCCGCCATTATCATCTCGGCTAGTCCAGTACCAGCATCAAGTTTTAGAAGACCGTTTCCAGTCCCTCGTAAAACTAAAGCAGCTAAACCAGTTTTCGCTTTGACCTTTGTTGCGTTGGCCGAATCGTTTAATATAAGGGCTGACTTCGTGGCTAACGCACTGATATCCCGATTAGGAACCACGGAACCGCTCATTTTTAGGAGAGAGATTCCGCTACTTCCTGTGATCGATTGGGTTGTTCGATTAAACCCAGAGCGGTTAAAGGGTTGTCTATTCATAGCAACCCCTCCTATTCCATACTGATCTGAAGATTGCCTATCTCGATAGTCAATCGGTTACCGCTTTGCACGTTCTCAACGCGACTGAAGCTGCCTCTACACAGCAAACTTCCTCCGGAAGCAGCCGTCCGTACACCCCAATGAGATACACTACCCCAGTCAGTGGTAGCAATATCAAATTCAATCTTTGCGTTATTCGAGATGACGCCTTTGTCCCCAGTTTGGGCCGGTGCTCCAAAGGTAACCTGTTTACGACTGTAACCACCACCAGAAACTTCGGTTCCAGTATCAGCATCGGTTGGATCGTTGATATAAAGGGCCAAATAAATGGTAGTGGGTTGAGCTACAGTTTGATTGCGGAAAAAGTAATTAAGGATGGCTTCCTCTAAATAGTTACTTGCCTGCGACATTTATATCGCCACCTTTCTACGTAATGATATTCCACTAACGATGGTTGCGCCTGTGTTTTTGATTGTGATAATACAACCTGTTTCAGCTGTTCCATTGACAGTAAAACTAATTTCTTTGGTTTGCGTGGTAATATGCGGAGTATTTACGTCCCGATACTCTAACGATTCTGCAAATGGTTGGCATTCAAAAGTTACCGTAAATGCCTCATAAGGGAGACATTCAAGAAGTTGGTCCGCATCCACAGGCTCATAGACACTAGCTTGATACGCCTTGTCTGGCTCGTCATCGAAGATTAATACGCCTTTTCCACTAAGCCATTGAGCAATGTCTCGAACCATGTCCCGAAGTTCCTCAAATGTTACACTCTCTGCCACGTTTATTTTTACAGGAAGATTACGTTTTTCGTACGTATTCAAACCGTAATCTATCGTTCCGTGACGACCAGGAATAGTAAACTCGTTTTTCCGTAGACTAGGGAGAACGCTACGATTTACACTTTTTACTCCTATTTTGAAGGTAGAGGAGTGAATATTTCGAAACTTGATCCCAATCATATTGTAACTAACCCCCTTCCACGAGAAACGTTTTGATTAAGCTTAAATATTTCTTGTGATACTTGTTTTGCGATTTTTGTTATATCGCTATCGCTACGAACATTAAACTCGGCTCCTTTAAACATTCCTTCGAAAGAAAGAACACTTTGATTTTCTGCCTTTGTTTTGTTAGAAAGAGCGTCAATTAAGGAGCCTAAGGTAGACGAGTCTGATTTTATCTCATTCGACATCGAAGAGACACGTCCATTCGTGCCAGTCACGTTTAGACCATCGCTAAACATGCTATCCAAACTCTTCTTACCAGCATGAACGTCTGTAAGATCTAAGACAGGACGAATAGTTGGTGCCAAATCTAAATCACCACTTACTGTATCAGCGATATTAGAGATAGCGTTTTTTAACGAATTGATTGCCATGTTACCCATATCTTTTGCGGACGAGACAACGCCAGAAATATTCTGTAATCCAATAGCAAAACCTTCCGCAGAATACGCACCAAGCTCCATAAAGGCTTTAGATGGTGATTTAATATCCAAGCGTTTCTTAGCCGCATCTAATGAAGACTTTGCTAAATTAGCAGCCCACGAAGCGGCTTCGTTTATCTTACTTCTGATACCATCGATAAAACCATCAATCAAATTTCTACCCACAGAGGTAAAATCTGATAATTTACCTCTAATTCCGGATAAAACATTCGTTATAATATCGATAGCCGCATTCTTAACATCAGAGAGTTTATTAGAAATGCCATTCTTGAGATTTGTCATTGATTCTTCACCTTTTGATAAGAACTCTCCCATCTTATCGGATATAGCTGAGACTATACCGGTTACGACCTTGATAATGGCTTGGACTGCATCAGAAAGCATATTACCAATCCCATTGATAAGACCTTGAATAATATTCGTACCAATATCGGCAAACACTTTAGAAGGTGAATTAATACCTAGGAATACCAATACCGCTTTCAATAATGATTCAAACAAATGAATAAACGCATCTCTGATACGAGGAGCATTTTCTTCTATACCCTGAGCTAATCCGTCGATAAGGCTAATAACAATATCGATACCCGCTTGAATGACATCAGGAATCATCAATGCGATTCCTTCTAAAAATGCAATGATAAGTTTTCCACCCAAATCGATTAAATGTGGAAGATACTTTAACGCCGCTTCGAGTAACGTCGTAAGAAATGTCAATAACCCATCCACTACAACCGGAGTTAAACTGACGAAATTACCAATAAGGGATAACACTATAGATTTTATAGCTTCTGCTATTACAGGCGCTCCTTCCCCTATAACTTTTGCAAACTCAATAACTCCTTGTGCTAAAGTTTTTGCAGCGGAAGGAATTAATCCTATAAGACCTGTTACAAGCGCTACTAATGCCACTGTACCCGCCGTGCCAGCTACCGCTAAGGCCGCCAGTCCTGCCGATAATGCTAATATACCGCCACCAATCGCTGCAACACCTATACCTAATAGTGCAATAGCTGCGGCCAGCCCTAATATAGCTGGAATTACCGGTGTTAATAACATTGCGGCTACACCAATAACTGTAAACGCTCCAGCTAACCCAAGCAGAGCTATTCCGATCTGCGCTAGGGACATTGATCCAATCGTTTTTAATGCTCCAGCTAACATAGTAATTGAGGCAGCAAGAATTGAAAATGCTAAAGAATCGGCCAGGGAACTTGTTTTTCCTAACATAACAAACGCGGCTATAATAACTCCTAAAGAAACGGTTAATGCTGTTAAACTCTTTGCTATCTCTTGCCAAGACATGCCGCCTAATGATTTCAACGCCTGTGCCAGAATCATCATAGCGGCAGCAACATCCAACAAAGCGAGTGATTGTATAAATATGTTTTTAGGTAGTGCTATGAGAGCCAATGTCACAATAGCAAGAGCTGAGCCTAAGGATATCAATCCTCTGCTCATTTCTTCCCATGACATATTACCCATTTT